ATCGTCACAATTAGCAAACGCCGCCGCCGACACCACAGCACTCAACCAATACCACCATCTACTTCCGTTATGTCCAAGTCCTGCTACCTTCAGGTTAGGAGCTAACCGGAACAACGGGAACTGAATATTGTCACATCCTGTATCATAGAATGAAGAACTAAGCACTGTGGAACCATATACCTGTATCTCACTCATAAGTTTAACTAAGCAATCCTTCCACTCCCAGTTGCTTGCATATCCTGTGATGCCTGCTCCTGCGTTTGAATTGCCTGTTGTAGATACTGCTGTTGTCAGCAATTCTCTGTGACTAAGTATATGATTATTTAATGCTGTTTGCAAGGCTGCTGCATATACAGGAAGAACCGTTTTATACATCTTAGAGCCTACATACCCACCTGTTGTCACATTTGTATCATTCATAACTGATTTTGTCTTGAAGCAGTCCTTCGGTACAATCACAGCATGATGTTTTGTGAAGGCTGTATCTCCATTATTCCAAAATACATCAAAGCCTGCCAAGATACATCTGACTGTCTCGGTACCACCCAAGCCTGTAGTGATGCTTATGTCAAAATAATCACCCACATACAAGTCCTTAAAGGTTCCTGCACTGATACGCTGACATATTTCATCCACCGTATACACATTTGTCAGGTTCTTCCCTCTGTAGATGGAATTATGAGCTGCTGCACTGTCAGAAAAGACATTGATGAACTGCTCATTGAGGTATTTGTCATTGTCAAGGAGCTGCTGATGTCTCACATTCCACTCATCATAGTATGCCGGAGTTGTCCTCTCCATTGCTGTCATCTCAAGGACAAGTTTCGGATGCTCTGCTGCTGTTATATTTGCCATTTTCTTCTTCCTCCTTAATAGTTGTCTTCAATGGTGAATGTCACCTCTGTCTCATCCTTACCTTTTGCAAGGAAATTAGAGAACGCCACCACATCTCCATCCTCATCAATGAGTGCCATCTCACTGATGAATGTACCAACAAGCTCATCTTCCTCAAGCTTGATGGTATACTCATAGGATGTATCTGAAGTCTTGGTTGATGAAGTATAAGGCTTTCTGACCACCTCTTTCTTCAATGCTACATTCTCCGCAAGTGGTACTATCACGGTACCATCTCCATTGACACCGCCGGAACCAAGTGCAATGTGTGTTATCTTTGCAACCGTTCCGGTTGTATGGCTTGCTTCAGCCATCTTTTTTCTTCTGATTTTGGTTATCACGCTTTTTGTTGCCATTCTACAATACCTCCGTTTTTTGCCAAGCATCTATTATCTTGGAACCATCAAGGCTCCATGTTCCATCAAGGAAGATGAGGTTGTGCTCTTCATGCCATATCACCCTGAACTCCCTTGTATGTTCTACACCAAAGCTGTATGCCTGCTTGGTGGTGTATTCTGTCCTCTGTGCATCCATGAGCCGGGAGCCTGTCAGCTTCCAAAGCCCGTTGAGCTTCAGATAATCAAAATAGTCAATGACCATCCGGTACTGCTCCAATGTCTTCCTGATACTGTATGCCTCCTCACAAGGCTGCATCCTGTACCGCTGCTTCATTAGCAGCTTCTCTTCATGCTGATGGCGGAATGTTGTGCTCCATCTCATTTCTCTTGGAGACATCTGTGCATCCACCACATAACTTCCATCTGTTGTCCATGAGCCATCTGTCTTCAGGTATTCAAAATAGTACATCCTGAAGCTGTATGCCGCCTTCAGGATGGCACTCTCTACCATCCGGCAGGCATAATTGTATGCCATAACTGCAAGCCCGGCTTCATGGAGCTCATAAAGGCTCTCATATCGGTATCCTATCCGGGTACCAACGGGAGTCATCTCTGCATCAAGCATATAGCTCCCATCCAGTTTCCACATTCCATCAAGCTTCCTGTAGTCATAATAGAACAGATGCTTCTTATACAGTACCTCAAGGAAGTTTCCTGTGTGTGGCTGCCTGATGCTCAAGTTATACTTGAAGAAGTAGTTGTCCTTTGCACCCACCTCTTTCCACTTCCTGACGGTCTTCCGCATAATGTCAAAACTGATAGGATGCTCCTCATCCGTATCCATCACAATTACTATGTAGAACTCCGCCCATCTGTTTTCAATGGTATCAGACTCCAATGTCCGGCTCCCATCAAGGAGCCAACTTCCATCAAGTGTGAAATGGGAAAAGCCTGTCAGGTCATTTGCTCTCACAAGAACCGGTGAAGTATATCCAAGAGTCCTCACCGCAAGCAGCACTCCCTCATTGGTACCTCCAAGCTTGCATATCTCCTCATACATGGCTATCCTTGAGCGGAAGTTCTCTGGATGTTCTCCTTCATACCGGGTGAGCCTTCTATCAGCTCCATGTACCGGGAGCATTTCATGGCTGCATGTAGCAACCATTCCCTCATCCCTTGCCCGGAGTATGTCTTCCTTTGCTTCATCAAACCTCTTGCCGAACACCCGGCAAAGGATGTACCACTTATTCAGTGCTTTCTTCAGCTTCTTCAGAGGAGTAGTGAGCAGATACCACATGTATTCAATAAAGTTCTCTATCATGGCGGCATCACTCCTTCCCCCTTGCACTCTGTACTACGTTCCGGACAGTCACATTGATGTCTCCTGCCATGATGACCTTGTCCTGTTCAAGAACCATGTCATCAGACGGTTGCAAGATGTCTGTCTTCCTGTAGTTATCAATCTTTGTACTAAGCACTTGGATGATGCTGTCCCTGTATAGGGTATTCATTTCTCCCCTTGTCAGAGCCATCATGTCCTCAATGAGTTTTGTTGCCTGTGCATCCACTCCATCCGTTGCCGCATCTTCAGCAAGGTATATCACAAGCTCAAAGTCCTGTCTCACTACTTCACTGGACTTCACAAGATAGTCCTCATAGTTTCCCTTCAGCGGCTCAATGGCTTCACCCACCTTTCTTATCAGCTCCGGAGAAGCTTCTCCTGCTGCACCTGTGACAATCACATCCACTGTGCCCTGACCTCTTGGATGCTGTGCATCAATCCGGGCATCCAGCACACCGGGTACAGCCTTTGCAGCGTTCCGGAGCTTCTCTTCTATGGTTCGTGTTGCAAGCTCCGCCCATGAGCTCATACATCTGTCACGGAGGTCTTCAAGGTCTTCCTCTTCAGCTCCTTCCTCAAAGAGCCAGTCATCCTCATTTGTCACATAGTCCACACCATCAAGGTGTATCATGGATATGGTTATTCTTCCCGGTGCTATATTGTAATAGGTTCCGGTAGCTTCAGCCTCCACAAGCACTCTTCCTACAGGTTCCCCGGCATCAATGACCGTATTCTCACAGCAATAGAACTTCAGCTCATTGCCTCCGGCATCCGGTTCTGTTTTGAAACAATGTCCTTTTGTTACCTGAAGAGCATTGTTGTATTCACTCCTGTATATGCTCACATAACCTCTTGCTGCCTTTGCCTCCTTCTGCTGTTTGGAATAGTCGGCAGCCTTAATCTTCAGCCAGTCTCCTTCAGCATGTTTGATGAAGCATCCATTCACGATAGTACGGGCAAGCTCTTTCAGCTCTATGTATATGGTCACAAGCATCCGGCAAAGGTGATAGAAGATGCCGCCCTTTTTGAAGTTCGTTATAGGAAAGCCTTCACCCTCAAGCTCTCCCTGTACCTTTTCCATCTCCGGGACGCCGCGGAAGTAGTATGCTGTGCCCTTGATGCGAATGTGACAGACGCGCAGCCGCTTTTCAATGAACGTCTGCTTGACCAGAATGTCCTGCGCGGATACGCCGCTGACCTCGTAGGTGTTCGCGCGACCCAAATTCGCCACAATCCGCGCGCCGTGCAGGTTCGTCGCGGGCTGGAAGGTGTAGCTGCCCAGATAGCTGGGGATGTAGAACGCCATTGTCAGGCTGCACGCCGCAATCATCAGCCCCAGAATCATCAGGGTGAAGGAGGGCGGCAGGAGCAGCAGGCTGATTGCAAGCACGGGCAGCACGGACAGCGCAACCGGGGCGCACGCGGTCAAAATCACGGCGGATTTTTTCGTCCGCAGTTCCAGTTTCTCACGCATCAGGCGTTTTTCTCCCCATCATTTCGTTCGTCCGACGAATCAGGATGTCGGCGATTTTCCGCGCACAGTCGGGGTCAATCTTCTCGTGCTGCTTGGCAATCATTTCGGCGCGCTTTTCC